CAGGCTCGGGACTGAAGGTCTTCATCAAGGCCAACAAGCCAGGCTCGCGTTGTCGTAAGGCCTACGAAGATGGCGAAGTGGAGATCTACGATCGCGACCGCTTCTTCACCGTTACCGGCAGTCGCTTACCGACCATTCCGAGTGAAATCAACCTTCGACAGGAATCGCTCGATCTCGTTTACGCACAAGTGTTCGGAAATGATGATCCAGGCACTAATGCAGTTCCAACTGCCAGTCGAGGTCCGCAGCCAAGCGATAGCGGTTTCGTTTCGCTGAGTGACGACGAGATCATTGATCTCGCATGCAAGAAGCCTCGAACAGGCGATAAGTTTCGATCGCTTTGGGAGGGTCATTGGAACGACCACTACAACTCGGCCAGCGAAGCTGATTCGTCGGTCGTTTTTTCGCTTGCGTATTACACCAAGGATGCACAGCAGATCGACCGCATCTTTCGGCGTTCGCAGTTGATGCGAGATAAGTGGGATCAACTGCATGGCGGTGAAACGTACGGCGCAATCACGATTGCAAAAGCGCTCAGCAAGGTCACCAAGCAATACACACCCAAGGCAAAGCGGACGCCCTCTCGCCGGCCGCAGCAACCGCAACCAGCCAACTCAGGCTTGCCGTCAATCATCATTGACGATCGGCAACTCAGCGATCTCACCTCGCAAGCTCTTGCCGCTGTCAAACGTGCAAACACTCCTCCGTCTACATTCGTGCGTTCTGGATGTCTAGTTCGCGTTGTTCATGACGAACAAAACATACCCAAGATCGAACCACTTGATGTTGCGCGCGTTCGGTGTCGTCTCACTGAGGTCGCCAACTTTTTCACGTTGCGCAAGTCGGATGGTGGCTACATCCAAGTGGGCACCAATCCGCCGAAGACGCTCGCCGAGAATATCCTGGCTCAAGAGGATTGGGAGCTGCCACCTTTAGCTGGCGTGGTTCGCGCTCCTATCCTTCGAGGCGATGGCACGATCTGTACGACGCCTGGTTACGATCCTACATCAAGGTTGATGTATTGTCCTGATCCGTCGCTAAATCTGAGACCCGTCCCCGAGTATCCCTGCGGAGAAGAGGTCCGCGCGTGCGTGGATATTCTTCTTCAGGTCATCGACGAATTCCCATTTGTCGATGATGCGAGTCGCGCCAACGCACTGGCGATCTTGTTCTCAATTCTTATGCGTCCAGTCATTAAGGGGCATGTGCCACTCGCGATCGTGGACGCACCTATGCAAGGGACGGGTAAGTCGTTGCTGATCACCGCACTCGCGAAGATCGCTGTCGGCAACGTTTCATCCGAGTCAATTCCCACCAAACAGAATGAGGACGAGTGGCGGAAGAAAATCACATCGATCTTGATGACCTCCGCTTCGTTTGTTCTGCTCGACAACATCCCCGACAACACCACGATCGATTCTCCGATGTTGGCTGCAACGCTGACATCGCGTGAGATATCCGATCGCCTGCTCGGTGGTAATCGGATCGTAACGCTTCTGTCGCGGGTTGTGTGGGCAGCCAGCGGGAATAACCTTCGCGTTACTGGTGACCTACCACGACGCAGCTACAGCATTCGCCTCGATGCTAATGCGGAACGGCCATGGGAACGCACTGGCTTTCGCATTCGCGACCTTGAGCAGCACATCGATGAGCACCGTGGCAATCTGCTCGCTGCAGCGCTGACGATCATCAGAGCCTGGTACACCAATGGAAAACCTACGATCCCTATTCCATCGCTCGGCAGCTTCCAAGAGTGGGCGGACACGATCGGTAGCGTTCTAGCGTTCGCCGGCATCCCTGGCTTCCTAACCAACCTTGAGCAGACGCAAGTCGTGCAAGACGAGTCGGCTCAGGAGTGGACGGCATTCTTCGATGCCTGGTGGGAGAGATTTGGAGACCGATTGCAAACGGCAGACGACATCTGTCGCGTTGTCGTTCCACCTAAAGACTCGCCGGTCGAGTACATCGACGATCCGCTTGTGAGGGCTCTCCCAGAGCCTCTGTCGGCGAATCGAGACCGTGGCGAAGGTTCGTTCAAGCGATCGCTGGGACGTCATCTATCCAAGCTCCGTGGGCGGGTCTTCAACGGCCGCAAACTGAAAGACGCAGGCGTCAACGCGAAGACCCATGTGCGACTTTGGCAGCTGGTCAACATGAGCGCACCACCAACGACTCTTTTCGACATGGAGGGTGGCGATGATTCTGCAAACGTTTAGCGGCGAGGTTAGCGAGGTTAGCGAGGACATTTTTCAGGTCCGCAATCGTCGTGATGTATTGAATTACGCCACTTGGAGCGGTGCGCTCAGTGTGTTTGATGTTTGCAATTTATCTGCGCGCAAGTGCGGTTCGAGCACCTTCCGTGAGCCTCGTAATCTATTCGAAATCCGTTCTAAGTCCTGTGTTTACCCATGCTTAGATGTGTTTTGCCGATGGTTGCCATTGGCGAGGTTAGCGAGGTTAAGCGAGGTTATGGTTTTGGGCATAACCTCGCCCTGCAAACCCCTGAAAACATTGGTGTTTTTATCAAAAGCGAGGTTAGCGAGGTTATTTCCTCCTATGCTCACATGTACGCACGCGTGCGTGCGCATGCGCGTGATAAAAAATCACGCATATAGAAACGGGCTGAAAATAACCTCGCCTAACCTCGCTAACCTCGCCAGCGGGTTTTCACTCGGCGCTCGGACTTGGGAGACCAAGTCAATCTTTCCATCGCACTCGCGATCTCTGGTTTCCGTTTCCACTCTTCCAAGGAGAACTCGTTTGAAGCTGACAAGCTTGAATCATCCCGGTCCATACCCTGATGCTCCCAACAACCAGTACTGTTCGGAATGCAAGTACTTCGCTCCCGACCCGTTCGTCGATCGCGCACTGCTGGTGCCAGAAGATCTCATTGCAGGAGAGTGCCGCAGATTCCCACCCATCGCATCGATCAAGCCAGAAGTGGCTGAGTCGAATGATCTTCAGCGATCTTTCCCCATCGTGATTTCAAACGACTGGTGCGGTGAATTCGTTTCTAGGATCGCAACGTTCGCGTCGTTACGCGACATCGCGGCAGATTCGCCTCACACGCCCACTCAGCACGATGACGCGTCAGTGCGCCAATGCGGGCCCCACGGCGCGTCTGCCAGAGTGGCACTCAGTCGCAAGTTGCGACGAAATCGCGAGCCCCCAACGGATGGGTCCTCCCCAGAAATTTGACGCGCCATTGGGCTGCGGGAACAGCCGCGCTAGATAGCTCAGTTTGTTTTTGTCCGGATTTTACTTTGAAAGGAGTTTCGATGAATGAATTTAACAGCTCAATGGAAGCTTGCCCTGAGCGATGCTTTGGCGAGTGCGAGAACGAAAGCAGCGCAATCTCGGAGAAGGAACGATCCCTGGAGGCAAACGCTTCTCTGTCTATGCACAGCGCAGCGAATACGTTCTCAGCGTCATTTGAAATGCAAGTGTTCGAGCAAGTCAAACAGCTCGAAATGTTTGACTTGGAAGGAAGCTCTGATCAAGGCAAGAGTAGACCAGCGGACGAGGGTTCTGAGTGCGCTCAACAGAGGGACCTGGGAATACGCGCTGAGCATCAGAGTATCGGGGATTCGACTCAGGGACATTTAGATTGGGGCCGGATTGTACTTCGGCCATCACAGCTCAAGCGGCTGATCAACGATGCAGGCCTCGGCAATGTTCTTAACGAACGGCAGTTGCTTCGGTATCGCAAAGAAACGCCCCAGATCGAATCTGAAAATGGTGGAATCCATTTTATTCGCTTTGTTGCTGCGCTATGTCGACGGCGAACCAAAGGGGCGCTTGCATCACATCCGTCGAAGCTCTCACTCCCCGACCTATTTGCGCTCCTGGAGGAACAGAACTATCGCTGCGCATTAACGGGCGACGTGCTAAGTCCTGATGATGTTGCGATTGATCACATCGTCCCAATCTCGAGTGGTGGAGACTTCAGCATTGAAAACTCGCAATTAGTTTCAAAAGCAGCCAATCGGGCAAAACACACGTTGTCACAAGACGAATTCATTTTGCTCTGCAAGCAGGTTGCAGACAACCAACGAGCGACACCCACGAACGAGCACTAACCAGTGCTTTTGCTAGCCGATTTACCAAGTTCATCAATAAAACCCCAAAGGATTGCATTATGACAACCACAGCCTTGCAGATTGAAATGTGGACGCTTGATCGCGTTCGACCTTATGAAAACAACCCTCGCAACAACGATAAAGCCGTTGACGCAGTCGCAGCATCGATCAAGGAGTTTGGTTTCTCACAACCGATTGTTGTCGATAACGACAGCGTCATCATCGTCGGCCATACGCGATTGAAGGCCGCACAAAAACTCGGCCTCGAGCGAGTGCCGGTCGTTGTCGCGACGCACCTCACACCAGAGCAGGTGCGTGCTTATCGCATCGCCGACAACAAGACCGCTGAGATCGCGGAATGGAATTACGATCTGTTGCCGATCGAGTTGTCGGCGTTGCAGGAAGCGAACTACGATCTAGGGCTCCTCGGATTCAATGCTGAAGAGCTTGCGAAGCTGATGGATACCGGCGTCAACGAAGGCTTGACCGATCCGGACGAGATCCCTGAGCCGCCAGACGAAGCTGTCACTCAACCCGGCGATCTTTGGATCCTCGGTAACCATCGATTGCTTTGTGGCAACTCCTCATCGCCGGCAGACCTGGATCGTTTGCTGGCCGGCGCTGCCATCCACCTCGTCAATACAGATCCGCCTTACAACGTGAAGGTTGAACCGCGATCGAACAACGCAATCGCCGCCGGCCTGTCGTCGTTCACGAACGATGGAGCTGCATCGAGACTCAAAGGTGGTCAAGGAAACGCTGCTTCATTCGGTGTCGATCATGAGACTGGCAAACCGAAGCACGCGGCGACGCACAAAAAGCTTCGTGCGAAAGATCGTCCATTAGCAAATGACTTCGTTAGCGACGAGGCTTTTGATCAGTTGCTTGACGATTGGTTCGGAAACATTGCACGCGTCTTGCTACCAGGTCGCTGTTTCTACATCTGGGGCGGTTACGCAAACTGCGGTAACTATCCACCAGTGCTTAAGAAGCATGGGTTGTACTTCTCGCAATCCATCATCTGGGACAAACAGCATCCAGTACTCACGCGAAAAGATTTCATGGGGGCACATGAATGGGCGTTCTACGGCTGGAAAGAAGGAGCCGGGCATAAGTACTACGGGCCCAAGAATGCGACGGACCTATGGCAGGTCAAGAAGGTTAATCCACAGTCGATGATCCACTTGACGGAGAAGCCCGTTGAGTTAGCGATCCGCGCGATGCAGTACTCATCGGTCCAAGGTGAAAACGTGCTCGATCTTTTCGGAGGTAGCGGCTCAACGCTAATCGGCGCTGAACAGTCTGGACGCAACGCATTCCTGATGGAGCTTGATTCGTTGTACTCAGACGTTATCTGCCAGCGCTACTTTAAGTTCACTGGGACTGAACCTGTGCGTGAAAGGGATGGTGCAACGTGGACATCGCTCAAACCGGTTTGAAACGTTGTAGGTTCTGTCGAAGGGAACTACCGATTACTCGGTTCCATCGATCGGGCACCAACAAACTAGCATCGAGGTGCAAGGACTGCCACGGCGTTGCCATACGGCAATGCAAGTTTTGCAATCGCCTTTTTGTTGGGAAGTCAGGCCGGAAAGCGTGCTCGGAGTTGTGTGGTCAACTACTTCGTGCACCAACATTCCTTGTTTGCAAGAACTGCGGACAACTTTTCGGGCCTGCTGACCACTTGAAACGAAAGTTCTGTTCGAAGAATTGCAAGTATGCAGCGGCATCTACTGGAAGAATGACGATTCGCAAAACCACCGCTAAAGCAAGACGGGCGCAAGGTCTACTTCGTTATCACGTTCAGACCGGAAAGATAGCTCGCCCCACCGAATGTGAAGAATGCGGTGGATCGGATCGGCAAATTGAAGGTGCCCACTATGACTATGACAGACCGCTCGATGTCCGATGGCTGTGTGTCCCATGTCACCGGAGATGGGACAAGAAAGAGCCAAAGAACGCAACTTACATTGTGCAATCAGTGCGAAAACCATCTAGCGATAGAAAGTAGTGGGACAATTCATTACGTCAAAGCTTATGACTATGCCAAGCGTCTTCCTCGAAAACGTAAACATACTCGGTGCCGCAGTTCCTCGCGAACTCGTGGAGAGCTGCACGCGTCGGCATGACAACGGTGCGATTACCGTCGGTGAATCGTTCGGGCGTTCCGTCGTTAGCGAGCGAGCGAATATCGCCGCCTGCGACCAGCGTTCGTGCCGACTCGATCGATGTGTAATGTTCTTTGAGGACTCTGCCGGCGTGGTCTTGGTAGCCATCGAAGTGAAGGTAGATCGCTGCGTAGCGACCGTCTTCTTGCTTGCAGGCAATCGTTGCTCTTGTGGACATAGGTTGGCTTCCTTACTTCGATGGTTCGTGGTGGTTGGGTGCGACGATGGCGACACAATCGTCGGGCATCGTCAGCATGAGGGAGCGGCCGTTGTCCCAATCGACATCGACCTGCGTCCAGTCGCGGTGTTCGTGGACTTCAACGACGGTCCCCAGCGATCCAACGGGGATTGGATCTGGATCTTGCGGCATCGATACCAAACGGATGCGATCGCCTTTCTTCAATCGTGTCTGCATAGTCATGGGTTCCTTGTTTCATTTGGTGGTTGCGTTGAGTTTGTCGAGCAGTTCGCCGGCTTGAGCCAAGCGTGCGTTGACCTGGGCCATCGTGTGAACGTTCCGCCAACGCAGTGCTGGGTCGTCTGGTGGTTGCAAGGCGTCGAGCGATTGACGCAGTCGATCGAGGTAGTCGCGTGCTACGAGGTGCAGGTTCTCGTAGGGAGCTGCTGGCTCAAGAGTTGGTTTGGCCATGATTGGTTCCTAGTTGTTGGAGAAACGAAAGACGATCCTCAACAGTCAGCCAGCGAATCGCAAAAACATCAAGCCAACATGCGAGCATGTTTTGCGAATTTCTTCCAAACATGTGGCTGCGCCGGCGAACCGCGATTTCGCGACGTGTCGCGTTGTATTGCGCGCTGGGCTTATGTTCGCATCAACGAGACAACGCCCACACGGTGTAAACGTGGGGCGATTGGTGGGAAGCGTTCCGTGCTTCGGGCTTGTCTACAAGTCGTGCGGCACCAGGATGGCAGCGCCGTGGCCGGAGACTGCGATCGAGTCTCCGCTGGTGGTTCGGGCGAACAGCGTCGGGCCCTGGCGGATCACATCCACCACGCTGCCTACGTCGAGCTTGCGATTGTTAATCGTTCGAAGGTCGTAGGTGATGCCTGGCTCTGGCGTTGCGATCTCGCCTTCGGCCAGGTCATCCACCGTTCGCAAATCGTAAAAGTGTTTCACCGGTTCGTTCCCCTAGCCTCGAGCGGTGAAACGTCCGCGTTCGGTCTTCACGAACTTGCTGTCATCGCCCTTGGCCAGGTCGCGGAGGATCGCGCTGTACAAGGTCGCGTGGGGAGTCTTGCCACCGGGGCTGGTCCAATAGCCCTTGGCTTCCATCGCCGTGATCAACTCTTGTGCGTTCATCGGTTCGCTCGATTCCCTGAGAACCTTCAAGGCCGCAGCGACGCAGCTCAATCGCTTCTCGCCGGCGTCGGCGGTCTCGTTGGATGCCGCCTTTGCCTTACGTGGCTTCTTGAGAACCGCAACCGCTGTGGACGATTCGCCTCCGATTGTTTCGACGGTCACCGGTTCGTTCTCGACAACGGTTACGTTGCCTTCGGTGGTGACCTTCGCGCGTCCGCGTTTCGCACCCACTTCGCCCTGCAGGCGTTGGGCGCTCTTGATAAGAATCTTCTTACCTGTCGCGAGGTTAGTTGCGTCCCAACCGCCCCGAGGCTTTTCGGCATCGATCCGAATCTCGCAGCGATTGCCAGAAACGTTCGCATAGTACTTGCCACCGATCTTTACTTCTGCCTTCTTCATCTTGGTATCTCCAAATCTATGTTCGTGGTTGGCTGCCATCGTCAGGCCGATCGAACCACCGATCGACTACGCGCGTCCGTGCTGCGTTTCGGCTTATTGACCAAAGACCAAGTCCGACAATCCCTCGCAGAGAAAGTCGACTATCACCTGCACCTCTGTATTGACCGCCGGCACATCCAACCCGCGATCGAAGTTGAACATCACTTTGCGGTCGGCCAGGCGTTGAACCCAAAGCTTCGAAATCTTGCTTTGGTTCAATTCGTACGATTCGTGTTCTGCGTGTTCGGCGAAGACCAAAGCATCGAATCGGTATTCGTCGTTGATCTTGCCTTGCACCCAAGACCCGCCAGCACCGCGGTTGCGATTGCTGATCTTGGTGATCGTCAGGTCGAGGTCGTGTTGGGTCATCTACTGGTCTCCGTTGTTTGGTTGGTGAATCGTTTTCGCGTTAACACACATGAGCCATGCGGTTTGAACCGCATCAAGCCGGATTCAAAAGGAATTCGAAATCTTTTCTTCGGTGCATACCTGCGTGCGGAAATGCTGGGCGAGCTTGGCGGCTGTGGCTTGCACATCAGCCAACTCGTCGAAGAACCGTTTCATGGTCGTTGGGTCTGCAGCGGCAAGGATCGGCATCTCTTCGATCGCTGCGTACAGGTCGCTGATCGTCTCGAGCGCTCGTCGGTGCGCTCCGAGGAATTGGGCCGAGGTCAGGCGTGGTCGGTTGGTCATGGTTGGCATCGTGTTGATCTCCGTTTGTTCGTGTTTGATATGTCGTATGCGATGACACACATGAGCCATGCGGTTCAAACCGCATCAAGCCGAAGGGGGAAAGATTCTGAAGGTTTTCCAGAACCTTTCTCCCGGCGCATCGGCGTGTTGCGGTCAGCTATCGCGACATGTTTCCCAAGCTCGCTTGCTGCCGTAGCAGATCTGGCCACCTTCGACGATGTAGACCGTGTGGTCGTCGGCGACGTCTTGGTCATCGTCGTCGGCGTCCGCATCCTCATCGTCCGCTTCGTTCATGTCGCGTCCGCTGGTCACGCCGCAGATGCGGTTCTCGAAAGGCCAGTTCTGCTGGGTCATCAGCCGCACTTCGGCGTCGCCTCCGAACTCTTCGCGGTAGTCGTTGAGGATTTCGATCAGGGTGTCGAGATTCATGTTTGGTTCTCCGTTTGGGTGAATGAAAATTGGTTATGCGATAACACACATGAGCCATGCGGTTCGGATAACCTCAAGCCGTCCTTTCAATGTTTTCAGCAGGTTTTTTCAGCATTCTTTGGAAGGCAAACATTCGTCGATCGCTTCGGGCAACATGCTGCCGGAAAGGACGTCGATAGCTTCTTCAAACATGCGGAGTTCTGCTTCCAGGGCGCGGGCCGAACCTCCGCTCGCTACCGCGAACGCGCCGGCCAAGTTGTCAGCCAGTCGTTTCAACCTTGTGACCACTTCGCGGTAGTCCTCACAGAGGTCCAGCGCAGTTGCGCGCGGCATTTGTTTGAAGGCGGTTCTGATAGCAGTGTGCCTGGCGTTAGTTCGGGCCATCGGTTTGTTCTCCTCTTGCGTGGTGAAGGCGGTTGGTCGCTGGGCGATGACACACATGAGCCATGCGGTTCAACCGGCAGCAAGCCGCTTTCAGCAGCTTTTTCCCATGTTCTTCCATGTTTCTCGGGATGCCTTACGGGCACCGACGTTGGCCCGTGTTGCGATGTTTCGAATGTTGGGTACTTGGTCGAAGGTGCTAAGAAGAACGCGACAGTGGGCGAGTGTCGCGACCAAGCGGAAGAACGCCGCGATTCCGTTCGCGGCGTCCGTGGCATTCCGCTGGTCTGTGGTTTAGAGGATCTTTCCGAGGCGGCTGTTCTTCATTGCGTCCAGGGCTTGGACCGCGTTGAAGTGTTCGGTGAGAAGCGGGCCGGCGCTGGGTGTTTGTTGCGCGTCGGCGATCTCGAGGGTTTCTGCCAAGGTCATCAAACCCTCGATTGCCTTGTAGTAGGCTTCGCGGATCTCTTGGGCTTGGTGGGCGTCCATCGTTTTGAAGATCTGGCGAAGGGTTGCGTCCGTAGCTGCGTGTGGGTTGTTTGCGTTGGTCATGTTTGTGTCTCCGTTTCGGAAAAAGGTTTGAATCGTTTACGCGATGACACACATGAGCCATGCGGTTTCGATAACCTCAAGCCGAGCATGCGAGAATTCGGGAAAGATTCTGCAGCTTTCTTTTCCGCGTGTTGGCTGCCGCGGAAGTTCGCGTATTGGGAGGACGAGTATGTTGGCCCTCTATTAACTATCTATGCAAAAGAGGTGGAACGAGGTCCCAAAGAATCTCGCGAGAACTTCGCCGGCAGCTCGTGGCCGCCGGCGAATTCGCGTCGTTCGCTAGTCCTTCTTCAAAAAGAATTCGAGCATGGTTCGTTGTTGGTAGAGGAACTCGAGTTGGGCCTTCGCCTCGCGCGCGTTTCGCAGATCGCTTTCAGCGAAATCCACCCAGCTCATACTGCAGGGTTGGTTGGCCATCATGGCTTCCATGTCCTTGACCGCTCGTTCGGCCCTCCGAAGGATCGTTTGGGCATGCTCGTTGAGGCGGCGTTGTGCGTCGGGGATCATCCATCCGAGGCGTCGCAGTTCGTCCTTGATCGCTTGTTCGGCGCTGGTGGTGGTTGTGTCGTTCATCTGTGCTTCTCCGTTTCGGAAAGGGAATGGAATCGTTTACGTGATGACACACATGAGCCATGCGGTTCGAATAACCTCAAGCCGATTCCAGCAGCTTTTCTGAATGTTTTTGCATGTTCCTGGGAACGCCCCACGGTTCGCAACGTTCGCCCGTGTCGCGTCGTTCTGGATGTCGGTTACTTGGTCGAAGATGCTCGTAAGAACGCGACAGTGCGCAACTGTCGCGACCAAACGAAAGAACGCCGCGATTCCGTTCGCGGCGTTCTATGTGGTTGTGGTTTAGGCCGCGCGGTCGTATTTGCGGGCGAGCTCAAGGAGTTTGGTCTTGATCTTTTTCCATTCCGGTTTGGTTTCGCTGGCGATCTCTCCGTAGACCTTGTCGCGAAGAGCACCCTTGTACCAACCCTTGGTCCATCCGAGTCGGTAGAACAATCGGTTGATTTCGGTTTCGCCCAGGCCGGCCCCGGGGCGGTCCCAACAACTCTTGGTGCCTTCCTTCTTGATGTAGTCCCATTCGCTGCAGCGTTTGGTATTGAGGGCGAGTTCAACCAAACCCAAAACCATCATCAGGTATCCGACCACCTTGGTCTTGTTGAGCGTTCCGCCGAAGGCCCGAAATTCGATTCGGTTCTTGCCGCGGGTCAGGTGGGTGAGGTTCAGCAGGTGGTAGCGATCCGATTCACATCGGCTCTTGGCGTTGTCTTTGTTGCCGTATTGTTTGATCCGCTTGGCGTACATCATCTGTTCGCGTTTGCGGGTTCCGGTCGAGGCGTAGATCGCTCGTTCGTGGTTGCCGACCAAGGAAATCAATCTTGCCAAGGCGGCTGCGTCTCCGTACCAGCTAACCGTTATGTGCAGCCCGCAGCTCGAATTTACTCGGCCCCCGCGAGCGTTGATCTGGTCGATCGCGTTCTCGATCTGCTGTACGCCTTCAACCCCTTTGAGTATTGGGCTTACAAACTCGCAACCTTTGCGGCTGGCGTTCTCGGGTCGGATGCTTCCGTCTCGTTCTGCTTTCCATCCGGTTGGCAGCCAGGGTACTTGGTATCCGTTGTGGTAGGGTCCGATCGGTGTGTTGTCGGTGCCGGGGAGGGTGGTTTCGAATTCGATTCCGAAGGCGATTTCGTTTGCGTTCATCGTTGCGTTCCTGTGTGGTTCGAGGTGTGTTTTGCGTCGCGCTTTCTGCGTCGCGATGACACACATGAGCCATGCGTTTCGAGGAACCTCAAGCGACGTCTTGCATGTTTTTCCCAGTAATTTCCATGTTTTTTTGAGAGGCCACCGGTGCCCCAACATTACGCCACCGTCGCGTCCAAACATGCTCCGCATAACCAGGCGAACATGCGGTCAAAACGCGACCGTGCGCAAACGGTGGCCCCACGTTTCGAGATGCCAAGTCACGGAGGAATGTGATGAGTGAAGGAACGGGCCAGGTCGATCCGACGAGGCTTCCGGTCGAGCAAGCGGCGAAGCTACTTGCGGCCGCATACCGAGAGCGGATCGATCCCGAGAAGATCCGCCTCGACATACAAAGCGGTGCGCCGGTGAACGCCGATGGCACAATCAACCTCGTGCACTACAGCGCGTGGCAAGCGAAGGAGATGGGACGTGGCGAGTGATCCGAGGAAACTAAAACCCAGCGAACTGTGCCGGCTGCTGAACTCGACGCCGCTAGGCGAGGTGATCAGCGAGCGGCAGTTGTATCGCCATCGTCAACGCGCCGGCGCACGCATCGGTGATAACAAGACCGTCGATTTGCTTCGCTATTGTGCCTGGATGCATGTCGTACGTCATACGCCTCGTACGACGAGCGGTGTCGATCCGTACGATGCGATGAAAGAACGAGCGCGTGCTCGTAACGCCGCGCTTGCACTTGCAGGTCGTGACATTGGTGAACTGCCGGAGGTCGATAACGCAGATCGCAAAGATCGCGCATCTCGCGACTTCCGATACTTTTGTGAAACGTATTTCCCGTTGACGTTTCATCTCGCTTGGTCGCCGGACCATATCAAGGTCATCAACAAGATCGAGCAAGCGGTTGTGCATGGCGGTTTGTTTGCGCTCGCGATGGCTCGAGGTAGCGGCAAGAGTTCAATTGCCGAGGTCGCATGTATCTGGGCAGTGCTATATGGGCATCGCAACTTTGTGTGTTTGATCGGCAGCGATGAAGGGCATGCGTGTGATATGCTCGACTCAATCAAAACCGAACTCGATAGCAACGAGCTGCTTTTGGCCGACTTCCCCGAGGTTTGTTTTCCGATCCAAGCCCTCGATGGGATTTCGAATCGCGCGAACGGTCAACTCTATAAAGGCAAACGCACGCAGATCGGTTGGACCGCAAAAGAAGTCGTCTTACCAACGATCGAGGGTAGCAGTGCCAGCGGAGCGATTATCAAGGTCGCCGGCCTAACCGGCCGCATCCGAGGTATGAAGTTCAAACGTCCCGATGGCCGAACAGTACGTCCGAGTCTCGTGGTACTCGATGACCCGCAAACGGATGAGAGCGCTCGTTCGCTTTCGCAATGCGCGAATCGCGAAAGCATTCTCGCCGGCGCAGTCCTTGGCTTGGCCGGGCCGGGCAAGAAGATCTCGGGCATCATGCCCTGCACCGTGATTCGTCCGGGTGATATGGCCGACAATATTCTCGATCGTAATCGCCATCCGGAATGGAATGGCGAGCGCACCAAGATGGTTTACGCGTTCCCCAAGAACGAAACGCTGTGGGAGCGTTACGCCGAGATCCGCGCCGAAGGAATGCGTGGCGGTGATGGTGGTGAAGCGGCCACCGAGTTCTATCGACAGAACCAGGTGGCGATGGACGAAGGCGCGGTCATCGCTTGGCAAGAGCGGTTCAACTACGACGAACTCTCGGCGATTCAGCACGCGATGAATCTCAAGCTACAAGACGAAGCAGCGTTCTTCGCCGAATATCAGAACCAACCTTTGCCGGCGGAGACCGTTGTCGATGGGATGCTCAAACCAGAAGAGGTCTCCAGCAAGATCAACCGCATGGATCGCGGCTTGGTATCGATAGGTGCAAACCATCTCACGGCCTTCATCGACGTCCAGCAAAAGCTCCTGTTCTATGTGGTCACCGCTTGGGAGGACGACTTCACGGGTTATGTGATCGACTATGGTTGCTACCCTGACCAGCAGCGTCCGTACTTTACGCTGCGCGAGGCTCGCCAGACGCTGAGCTCCGAAGCGACTGGTACCGGACTCGAGGGATCGATCTACGCCGGCCTCGAATCTCTGACAACGAAACTGCTCGATCGCGAGTGGCAACGCGATGATGGTGCAGCGATGCGTGTCGGTCGCTGCTTGATCGATGCCAACTGGGGGCAATCGACAGATGTGGTCTACCAGTTCTGCCGGCAGTCCATGCACGCCGCTGTGATCATTCCCAGCCACGGTCGATTCGTCGGTGCTTCGAGTTTGCCATTCAGCGAGTACCGACGCCGGCCAGGTGATCGCGTCGGGCTCAACTGGCGTATCCCAAACGTCGCCGGTAAGCGGGCCATCCGCCACGTAGTCTACGACACGAACTGGTGGAAGTCGTTCATCAACGCTCGACTTCGTGTTTCCATGGGCGATCGCGGCTGCATCTCGCTCTTCGGAACGAACGCCGAAACCCATCGCATGCTCGCCGAACATCTGACCTCGGAGTACTTCGTCAAGACGGAAGCGCGCGGCCGGAGCGTCGACGAATGGAAGCAGCGCCCCGAGCAGCCGGACAACCACTGGTTCGATTGTCTCGTCGGTTCCGCCGTTGCGGCTTCGATGCAGGGAGCAATTTTATTTGGAACGGAGTCAACACGCGAAATATCCCCAAAACGCTTGAGTTTTAAGGACATCCAGCAGAACCGACGCAAATAATTTTGGGACGTCGTTCGGTCAAATTGCATAGTTAGTACTGGAAGAGGCTATCGAGTTTCTTTTTCACTCGAAGAGGGTTTCCAGTATGTCAGACAACTTGCAAGAAACGATTCGCGAGAGTGCAAAAGCACCCGCTAAGGCATCAGGAGATGCCGGTAGCGTCGAGCAGCATAAGCTGACCGAGCAGATCGCTGCTGACAAGTATCTGGCATCCAAGGCAGCCGCCTCTCAACCGAAGCGTGGCCTTCGATTTAACAAGCTCGTGCCACCAGGGGCGGACTAATTGGTTCGCAACTGATCGAGCTTGTTTCTATAGGCAGGGGTGTCGGGTTTAACAGTAGGGATTGAGTCACGGATGTTTAAGTTGTTGTCAGGGATTCTGAGCAAGAACGGCGATCGCAAAGATCGATCGCTCGTCCGTGGACGCTCGGCCCGACACCCCTGGTCGTTGGTGAGATTGCTGGGGCGCTACGACGCTGCGACCACCACGGTCGACAACGTTCGCCACTGGGCGGCCGCTGACGGACTATCGGCCAGCGCGGCCAATAGTCCTGAAGTGCGCCGCACGCTACGCAACCGTTCGCGATACGAGATCGCCAACAACTCTTACGCTCGCGGTATCTCGCTGACGCTGGCCAACGACTGTGTTGGTACCGGACCTCGATTGCAGATGCTGACAGGCGATGCGTTCGCCAACCGATTTGTTGAGCAAGAGTTTTTTGCGTGGGCCGATGCTGTTGGCCTGGCAGAGAAGCTACGCACGATGCGGCTGGCTCGCGTTTCGGATGGTGAATCGTTTGGTTTGTTAACCAGTAACCCAAGAATCGATTCGCCGGTTCAACTTGATTTGAAGCTGGTCGAAGCCGAACAAGTTACATCGCCAATCTTGGCACTCGACACCTATCGCTACCTCGATGGCATTCGCTTTGATGAGCACGGTAATCCGATCTCATACGATGTACTCCGAGAGCATCCAGGCGATGACGCTTTCTCGTTGACCGAGAATTACGACACCATCGACGCGAGTTCCATTCTTCACTACTTCCGCAGCGATCGACCAGGCCAGATCCGAGGCGTTCCCGATATCACGCCGGCGCTGCCGCTGTTTGCACAACTCCGACGATTCACGCTCGCTGTTCTTGCGGCTGCCGAAACAGCGGCTGACTTCGCTGGGATTCTCTATACCGACGCGCCGGCCGGTGGCGAAGCCGACGCCGCTGAACCATTCGAGCCGATCGAACTTGAAAAGCGAGCCCTGCTGACCATGCCAGGCGGTTGGAAGATGGCTCAGATGCATGCGGAGCAACCAGCGACGACATACGCCGAGTTCAAGCGTGAGATTCTCAATGAGATCGCGCGTTGTTTGAACATGCCATTTAATGTCGCTGCGGGCAATTCGTCGGGTTACAACTATGCCTCCGGGCGGCTCGATCACCAAACCTACTTCAAGTCGATCCGTGTCGAGCAGTCCCAAATGGCTCGCACCATTCTGGATCGCATTCTGTACGCATGGCTGCGCGAAGCGATTCTCATCGAAGGCTATCTGCCTAACTCGCTTCGCACTCTCGACTCGTCGTTCGAGCATCAATGGTTTTGGGACGGACATGAGCATGTCGACCCAGCCAAGGAAGCCAATGCCCAGAAAATCCGCCTCGCCAATCATACGACAACTCTGGCCCATGAATACGCGAGGCAGGGGCGTGATTGGGAGGCGGAACTTAAACAACGCGCGAAAGAGATCTCGCTCATGCGTGAGCTCGGACTCTCGACCGATTCAACTTCACTTTCTCCAGGAGATGTAACGGATGACGAAGACATTGCAGTCGAACAAGCAGAGTGAGGTAGACGCCGAGTCGGTACCAAGCTCGCTGCGAATCGTTTGTGACGATGCCAGTTCGATCAATTTACAAGCCGCTGAGGCTGCCGAAGAAGGCAAGCCGGCGCTGCGAAAGTTCTCAATGGTCGCTTACACCGGTGGCGCGATGCGTCTTGGTGGCTGGCCTTACCCTGTCGTTGTTGACTTGGCAGGCATGCGAGTGACTCGCAAGTCGCGCCCAATCCTCAAGGACCATGATCGCGCCAGTATCGTTGGTCATACCGATGACATCACGGTCGGCGATTCGCGACTCGAAGTTGCTGGTGTGATCTCGGGCGTGGGCAATACCGCTCAGGAAGTCATCGCCACCAGCGAGAACGGCTTTCCTTGGCAGGCATCGCTTGGCGCGAACGCAGATAAGGTTGTCTTCATCCCTGAGGGTAAGACTGCGACCGCTAACAATCGCGAGTTCAAGGGTCCAGTCTACATCGCTCGCAAGTCAACGCTGGGTGAAGTCTCGTTCGTGGCCCTTGGTGCCGACGACGACACCGAGGCTCGGATCGCAGCTGGCCAGTCTGGCGATGACGAGGACCTCGATAGCGAACAGCCGGATGACGACACCACCGAGTCCGATGATTCGGAGCTCGACCCGGTGAACGCCAGCTTGGATATGGGCAGCAAGCCCAAGCGTCCTGTCACGAGTGGAGTCGTTTCCAAGATGCGTATCGAAGCCGCTGCTGAATCCAAACGTATCGCCGGCATTCGAAAAGTGTGTGCTGGCAAGCATCCAGAGATCGAAGCTCGCGCCATTGAAGAAGGCTGGAGCGTTACCAAAACGGAGTTGGCAGTGCTGCGAATCGAACGACCCAAGGCTCCTGATCAACAGGCAAGCCAACCGATGTACCGTCGCGAAGTTCTCGAGGCAGCTTGCTGTCTATCGGTTGGACTCGACGAAACCAAGTTGCTCAAGGCCTACGGAGAGCGAACGCTCAACGCTGCCGATCCGCTTCGCCACATTGGCTTGCGTGAACTAGTTGCCGAGTGCGCGCGGCTCGAAGGCTTCGATGTACCTCGTGTCTTTGGTGATGGAACGGCAACGATTCGCGCCGGCTTCTCGACGATGTCGCTGCCCGGCATCCTTGAGAACGTAATGAACAAGACGCTTCTGTCTGCCTATGAATCGACGCCGATCGCAGCGTTTGATTTGTGCAGCATCGGTACTGTGAGCGACTTCAAGGAGATCGCTCGCTATCGATTGCTTGGTACCGGCGGGTTTGAAAAAGTCGCGCCGGATGGTGAGCTCAAGCATGGCAAGCTTTCCGACCAAAAGTACAGCAACAAGGCTGATACTTATGGCCAGATCCTTGCATTGACGCGCCACGATATCATCAATGATGACCTCAACGCGTTCATGGACATCCCGCGTCAAATGGGTCGCAGCGGAGCCGAGTCGATCGACGACCTGTTCTTTACGTTGCTCCTCAAGAACACCGGGTTCTTCTCCTCGGCTAACGCCAACTTGCTGCAAGGACCCGAAACCAAGTTCGGTCCCGAGTCGCTGACCGTTGCCAAGACAACCTTCCGCAAACAGAAGGCTGGACCGAGCAACAAAGCCAAGGACCAAAAGCCGATCAACATTCGGCCTGAGTTCTTGGTTGTTCCCGTCGAGATTGAAACCGACGCCGAACTGCTGATGGGCTCTGCGCAATTGATGATTGATGCGCAAGGAACGCCGACAAAAATTCCGGTCGACAACCCTCACCGCAACAAGTATCGCGTCATTTCAACGCCGCATTTGTCGGACAGCTACTACCAGGGAGCCAGCGGCTCGGCTTGGTATCTGTTCGCCAATCCGAATGTGCTGCCAGCGTTTGAGATCGTATTCCTCAATGGTCGCCGCACGCCGGTCATCGAGCGCGTTGAAATGCCGGCCAACACGCTCGGCATGGGCTTCCGTTCATACATCGACTTCGGTGTGAACTCGCAAGACCCACGCGCCGCTGTGAAGGTCACCGGCGAGTAAGCCTCGTCCCCTGACCGATCTGAAACCAACCATTCTTTGTCCTCAAGGATTCCATAATCCATGCAAGCTCAATTCGTTCATGACGGTAAGGCCGTCGATTTTACTCCCACCGTTGATGTCGCGGTTGGATCAATCGTGATCCAAGGCGACTTGGTGGGAATCACCAAACGCGACATTAAGGCCGGCTCGCTTGGCTCGATCGCTGTGGAAGGCGTCTTTGACATTCCCAAAGACCCCGCCCTGGCTGTCGAGTTCGAAGCAGGCACCAAGGTCTACGTCGATGAAGACGGAGCCGTAGTCGCTGACGATGTTGGCACCACGTATCTCGGCAAAGTCGTCAATGACGCTGCCGCCACTGATTCCTTCGTTCGCATTCGCCTGAGCCAGTGATGAGACGCCGTGAGCAACAACGCACAAGTCATAAATGCAGGAGCCATCTTCGTCGCGGATGGTAACACCTTGCCGATCGTCCCCGAGTCCGACGTGGCCGCTGGCTCAGTGGTTGTCGTCGACCGGCTCGTGGGCATCGCCAAGTTTGGGATTAGTGCGGGCTCACGTGGCAGCATCACGATGCGGGGCGTCTTCGATGTTGTGAAAGATCCAACCACCAACATTCCCGCGGGCACAATCCTTTACTGGTCGGAGATCAGTTGGCATGTGGTCAAGAACGCTTACGCCCACCCCATGATGGGCAAAGCGATCGAATCTGCGCCAGCAGGAACTCGCTGTGTCCGCTTAAGACTGAGTCAATAGCGGCTCAGAACTAACCGTCGCCAAGAAAGTTCATTTCGCGAGCTGAAAATGATTCTTAAGCCATTGATTCCAGCCTTTGTATTGTTGTTGCTCGTACTGGCAGGTTGCGACCCAGGCATCGTCAATGTTCGTGCATTGCCAACGCCTGAACCGGAGCAACCGCCAGCCAATCTGCCGGTGCAATTGCATCAGCGCAATTGGACGGGCTCGCTTGGTCAAGGGAGCTGCGTTCATGCCTCGCTTGTCAACCATCTCCGTTGGCTCAATAGATTCGAGCTTGGCGAACGCTGGCGAGCTACCTATGCCGATGGCGAGTGGGACTCGCGTCTGCGTGATCGCTTGGATGCTGCCGGCATTGACTACAGCTACACGCTCAAGGCCGACCCGCGCTTCCTCGATTGGGCAAGTGCAACTAGGCGAGGTGCAATCCTGTGGTGGAAGCCCGCGCATTGCTGCACGTTCGTCGGTTGGATCGAGCGTGATGGGAAGCAATATGCCGCGATCCTCGACAACAACTATCCGGGGCGCTTCGAACTCACGCCTCGCGAACAGTTCATTCGCTTATGGGCAGGCTACGGAGGCTTTGCCCTGACCGTTCTCAACGATCCCAGCAGTTCACTGCCTTACCAAAGTTATGAGGTTCTGTAATCACCATGATCAACGATACGATTCGAATTCGCTTAAGTCTGGGGCTGATCGTGGTGGCAATCGTCCACGCGATTCTCCTGGGCGTTGTCTTCACTGCTTTGCATGACAAGCCGGCGCAGCCACAGCCTGAACAAAGCTGGACGGTACCCAACTATCGACCGACTTCGCCAAGTGTTGGCACGATCGAGAAGTTGCAAGAGCCGCAGTCGGTTAACTTGCAGGCCCAGGGTGAGATCAAGCAACAGATCCGCAACTGTCCGCCGAATTGCCTACCACAACGCGTCTATCCCGCGCCGGTGGTAGTTCAGCCCACAATCGTGCAACCGACCGTTGTGACGCCAACGGTGACGCCCACATTTGCCCAACCGGTACCTGCGACGCCGAATTTCGTGGACACTCCAAAGCCAACGCAAGAGCCGCTGGTTGTAACTCCCGTTTCGAATCCTGCGGCTCCTCCACCGAAGAAGAGTTACCAGATCGCGTTGTTCGTGAACACTGATGCCACAAGTCAGCGACTACAGGAATGGTTCACGCAAAACAAGCAACTTGCGGCACTCAAGGAAAGCTGCGAATTCCAGGTCTACACGGCAACGAACGCGATCTACAAGACTCGCTACGCCGACATTGTGCCTGCGGATCAGTTCCCTGTGGTTCTCTTCCAAGATGCAACCGGCGGACACATCCACGCCGCTGGTCGTTCGATGATTCCAAGCACGCCGGACGAGCTCTACTCGGACCTCCGTCATGGTTACACGCTCTACAAGCAAGCCAAGGAGGCACAGAAAACCGGCGCGGTAAAAACCAAAGGTTACTCCTGGGACGATGCGATCACACCGACGCTGTATCTGTCGGCCGAGGATTGTCCCGATGGCTATTGCCCAACGCCCCCCTCTGAAGACCGTCGGCCACTAGATCGAGTGCGCGATCTCTTCGACGGGGCGAAAGACACTCGCAACGCTCTCCTTTGGCTGTCGGCCGGCGAGATCGCCACGGTCGCGCTCATCGGAATCGCAGTCGTGCTGCTCGTGTTCATTCTGATCAAACGCGGCATTAGCTGAGCGTTGCTTTAACCCAATCCATTCTCCTAGATGAGGTTCAACCAAAAAAATGTTATTAGCCATAGCCATCATTGTGGTTGTCGTCCTGCTGGCAGTTGCCCTGATTCCTGTGAAGAAACGGGAACCAGAGCAACTCAAGCAAGCGTCGCCCGTTGCATTCCTGACTCCAGAACCAGCCCAGCCCGTTCGTCAAACAACCCTTCGTCAGCAACAGCTTGACGAAGAGGCCAATGCGGTTGCGTCCGAGTATCAGCGCCGCGCCGATGCGGTTTGGCTTGATGAAGTTCGAACGAAGGCTTCGAAGCTGCTTGGCAACACGAAGGCAAAAGCCGAGTCATGACCGACATGCTTCAGAAAGGCCAGGAGTGGCTTGCCTCAAAACTCACCCAGCACGCATCGCGTCAGGTCGTGTATCGCCGAGGAGAGCTTGGAGCCACGCTCCAAGCCACGATCGGCAAGTCGGTGTATGACCAGGACGATGGCGAGGGCATTGTCACTCGCAGCCAGGTCCGCGACTTCCTGATCGACACGCAATCTCTGCTCCAGTCGATCATCGGAACTTTGCCACGCCGCGGTGACACGATCGTTGAGATCGATTGCAACCACACCTTCATCTTTGAAGTGATGGCCCTTGGTGGCGACCCACCTTGGCGCTACAGCGACCCATTCCGTTTGAAACTCCGCATCCACACCAAACAGATCGAATCCCATCCCTCATGACGACCGTTCTACAAGTTGCCGACAGCGTCACCGCTCAGCTCAATGCCGCCGAGTTCGACTTCGAGTTCGTCGCCGAGCGTTTGTATGTTCCCAACTTCGACCTCGAAGACATGAAGGAACTTCGCGTGAGCGTGGTACCTCGCGACGTCGAGCTTTTGCCTCACGATCGCGCCCACAACCGATACCACTGCCGTGTTGATGTTGCAGTGCAGAAAAAGTTCTCCAAGGGAACCAACGAGGAGATCGATCCACTGGTGGATCTGGTGGAGAAGATCGCCGACGAGTTTCGCTTGAAACGGCTCGTTTCATTTCAAGCGGCTCGCTGTGTGAAGGCTGAACATGCCGTGCTGTACTCCAGCGAACATTGGGAGCAACTGCGTCAGTTTACCAGTCTGTTGACCCTAACCTTTGAACTGGCGCGATGATCAGACTCACCGTTCGAACTCAATTCGATAAGCGAAAGCTCAAGAAGAAGGTGGAAACTGCCACCTTTACATCGATCAGCGAAGCCGGCGGTGCCATCCGTAAAACTGCCAGTCGGAGCATTCGCAAGCGTAAGAAGTCATCCAAGCCTGGAAGCCCACCGCATACCCAGACCGGCATGCTCAGGCGAGTGATTCGCTACGAAGTAACCAACAACAAGACCGAAGTGATTATCGGGCCGGTGAATGAGATCGCGGGCCGGCTTTGGAACCTGCATGAATTTGGTGGCGTGGCAACCAAACGCCGCAAGCTGAAGCCACATCGATTCAAGGTTGGCGAGCATGGTCCAATCCGAATCAAGCAGCACGGAAACAAGACGAAGTTTGCGCGGATCGAATTGCGAACCGCAGCACAAGCCAATCGAGCCACTCGCTTGGTTGCTGAAGAGAACGAGCGTCGCAGTGACAACAAACCTCGTCATTACCCCAAACGCCCCTTCATGAAGCCGGCACTAGATGCCAATCGGAGTCGGCTCCCAATGTTCTGGGCCAACTCAGTTAAGTAAACGTTCGCCATAAGGAATCATTCACGATGCCAGAAGTAAGACTTGGTCTCGAAGCCGTCCTCACCGTCGACGGCGTCGAGATCACCAATGTCAAGGATTTAACCGTCAGCCTTGAAAAGGCCGAAGCCGACGCCAGCACTCGGGCCAACAACGGCTGGCGCGCGACGGTCGGAACGCTGAAGGATGCGTCCATCGAGTTCACAGTGCTGAACAAGGATGGCGATAGCGCGTTCGGCTTGCTTCAAGGCTTGTGGAGTAGCGGTGATCCCTGTGATGTCGGCATCAGCGACGCTGGTGGCACGCTCACACTGACTTGTGAAGTGATGACCTTCAATGTCAACCAGAACTTGGAAGAGGTCATCTCCGCAGATGTGACTCTCAAGCCAACTCAGTCGAGTTCCGGTGGTGGCATGAATGTTGGACCTGGCTTGGCTGGTCCTTGATCGCTGGCGTTGTCGTTGGTTTAGAGGATTCATAACACTCAGGGAGGCATCATGCAGAAGTTCGTTGACCGCGCCGGTCGCATTTGGATTGTGGATATCGATAACACGACGCTGCGCCGCGTGAAGACTCTCACAGGCGTGCATCTGCTGGAAGCGATCGACGGTGATTTGATCACACGCCTCTCGACCGATCCGTTGCTCCTCGGCGATGTGCTATTTGCGATTTGCAAGCCGCAAGCTGATCAGCAGCAGATCACGGACGAAGCCTTCGGTGAGGGCCTCGCTGGAAACTCGATCGACGATGCAACCGGTGCACTCCTCGAAGCGTTGATCAATTACTTCCCGGAGTCCCGACGCCGTCTTCTGCGGAAGGCGGCCGAGAAACAGAAGTTGATCGAGACTCGGGGGATCAATGCGATCGAGAAGCGACTGGACGATCCGAACTTGGTCGACAAGCTCGTCGAAGATCTCGAACGCAAGCTCGCTGTGCCGACATTGAGCGACTCATCGTCAGACTCGCCGGCATCGTCGGAGTCGATCCAGGTCCCTTAACGCTTCGCCAACTTGTGCTGATGGCTGAGGCCAGACGCCAGCACGACTGGAATGTCGCCAGCACGATCATGGCACTGATGGCCGAGATGAACCGCGATCGTAAGAGACGTCGCAAGCCATTTAGGCCCGATGACTTCAATCCCTACGCAGACCAGAAACCGATCGTTGCTCGCGGAACTGTTGAGCAAGCTGCAGCGATGCTCGGTGCGAGTTTTCAACCCAAGTTAGCCGAGTTGCCATGTCTCAAGTCAAAGCCGGAGGAGCCTACGTCGAGCTGACCGCGAGGAGCGCCCAGTTCCTCAAGGGGCTCGAGGCTGCGCAGAAGCGGCTGAAATCATTCGGCGCATCAACGCGAATGATCGGCACCAAGCTGATGGGACTAGGGGTGGCCGCTGCTGCTCCCGTGGCTGGAAGTGTCGCCGTCTATGCTAACTTCGATGATGCGATTCGCGCCGCAGGTGCAGTGGCCGGCGCGACTGGAGCGGCTTTCGATTCCTTGCGTGAGAAAGCCAAGCTTCTTGGGGCAACCACGAGTTTCTCGGCGAGTGAAGTTGCCTCGCTGATGACCGAGCTCGGACGAGCCGGTTTCTCACCCAAGCAAATCGAAGAGATGACCGGCGCGGTGATGAATCTCGCAAGAGCTACTGGTACCGATGCAACCCTCAGCTCCGGGATCATGGCCGCCACCATTCGCCAGTTTTCGATGGCAGCCACCGATGCGGTCCGCGTCGCTGACGGATTGACGGCCGCGGCCAACAAGTCGTTCAACTCCGTGGAATCACTCGGCGAGGCATTATCGTATGCAGGTCCTGTGGCAGCCGATGCCAACATGAGTCTCGAAGAGACGCTCGCCATTCTCGGTACCCTTGGAAACCTTGGGATTCAAGGCAGCGAGGCGGGAACCGCACTGCGTCGCTTGCTCACGCTTAGCGCGTCGGAATCCGAGAAGTTTCAAAAGGTCTTCGGCGTTGCTACGAAAGATGCGCAAGGTAACGCTCGCAAGCTGGTCGATGTGCTTGGTGAAGTTGCTGCAGCCACAGCCAACATGGGCTCTGGTGATCGCGCCGCAGCATTCAACGAAGTGTTTGGATTGTTGGGCATCACGAGCGCATCTGCGATCGGCAAGTCGGTTACCGATACCCGGCAATTGCTCGGCGAGATTCAAAAAGCCCGTGGAATCTCCGCCAAGACAGCTGCTGATATGGATTCTGGAATCGGCGGTGCCTTCCGGATTCTCAAAAGCTCCATCGAGGGCGTAGCGATTGCGATTGGCGAATCACTCGATCTCTCTGTGACCAAGATGATGAATGCGATCTCACGGGCATTGTCTGGACTCACCGAATGGATCGGCAAGAACCAGGAAGTGGTCAAGAAGGTCGCCCTCATCGTTGCTGGCGTGGTTGGTGTAGGCGCAGCGTTCATCGGCATCGGTAGCGCCGCTGGTGTCGCTGCATTCGCAGTCGGTGGTCTGGCTTCGATGTTCTCACTGGTGGGAACCGCTATCGGCTTCCTTGTGACCATGATCGGCGCTCTGTTCACGCCTCTCGGTCTGGTTGTCGCTGCCATCGCGGCACTGGGTGCATACTTCATCTACTCCACTGGAATTGCCGGCCAGGCGATCGAGTATTTGAAAGGCGTCTTCGAGACGCTGAAGGCCGACACGATCAAGGCCTTTGGTGCGATCGCCAATGCACTGGCTGCCGGAGATATCACCGCAGCAGCCAATGTTCTGTGGACCTATCTCAAGCTCCAGTGGATCAAGGGCACAACCTATCTCAAAGGAGTGTGGGCCGATTTCACCAGTTACCTGTCCGATGTTTGGGGCGACACCGCCTACGCGATTGGCGATGTGCTGATTAGTGCCCTATCAGGACTTGCAAGCGTATGGAATGCGACGCTCGGTTTCATGGCCGATGGTTGGACTATCCTCACGACCTCGGTGCAAAAAGGCTGGAATTCCACGATAGGGTTTCTCAAAAAGGGATTCATTCGGCTGCGAGAGCTCGTGGATATTGCTGGCGACGTTTCTGTTCAGATCGGTGGCGTGCTCATCAATGCGCTTGCAGGCGTAGAGACCGCCTGGGTCGAAACGATTGACTATCTCGCCGACACTTGGTCGGTGTTCGTCGCCCAAGTCAAATCGATGTGGAATTCGACCGTCGGCTTTCTGCGCAAGGCCTGGATCAAACTGAAGTCACTGTTTGATGACGATGTGAATGTCGAAGTCGAAATGGCCAAGATTGACAAGGAGATCCGCACAGCCGACGAAGCCGAAGAAGCCAAGAAGCAGCAAGCCATCGGCGATCGCATGAAACGGCGCGACGCTCGTAAACAGCAGATCGAAGCTAATCGCGTACAGATGCAGGAAGGCATCAAGCAGCAACTTGAGGAACGACGCAAGGCCCGGGCTGGTCGCGACATTGATGCTGAGATGGCGGTCATCGATCAAGAGACCGACGCCAAGAACCAGGTGGTCGATGCTTCGCGCGATGATCAGTTCAAACAGAACGAAGCGGCCGGACAGTCGCGACAACAGACGATCGACGATACCACCGCAGGCGTTCAAAAGACCCTCGATCAAATGCGTGAGGAGGCACGCGTCGCTCGTGAAGCTGGTCGTCAGTCGCCCGAGGATCGTACCAAGGAACGAGACGATCAGGTTGCCGCCGCCCAAGCTGAGTTCGATGCCGCCGTCGAAGCAGCCAATGCCGCAAAACCGCAAGAGCCGGAAGCTGCCAAAGAACCAGACGCTGGCACTCCGATCCCTCACATGCCCGCGCCTCCGGTGCCTGGCGAACTGAAGGTGCCGAAGGTTGAAGTCGATGGCATCAAAGATCCCAAGCTTAAGCCGCCCAAGAAGAAGGACCTCAAGCTTGGTCTCGACCGCTCGGCTAAGGATTCGCTGGATCAATTCTCCAGCGGTCCAGAAGCAGTGACCGAGAAGACCGAAGCGGCCGGCAACTTCGATAGCCGTGGCCTGGGACTTGGGAGCGGCGCATCGCTGATTCCTACTTTGCAGGTCGCTGACAAACCTGACGTGGCTGAAGATGTTGACGCGGGCGATCTTGACGTTGATCCGCAGGCAGACGCTCAGCCTGATAACGGGGAGATGCCCGAGGTTCTTGTTCCGATGAACGAGACCCCGTCTTTGCAGTCTCAAGACATGTCAGAGGAAGAGCTCGATGAACTGGCCGACGCATTGTTTCCTGAGGAAACGGAGCCATCGCTTAATCTCGAATCACTTCTGGCATCCTTTGCTGCGGTGCGAGCTCGACTCGAGGAGTTCGACGCAGCTCTATCGCAAAGCGTCGCTCGGCTGCAGATGCCCCCAGTTACTGGCGAAGGCATGTCGGATGATGTCAAGCGAGCCATCATTCAAACCGCTGAGAACACCGCTCAGCTAGCCGAACGCGCCCGCACGGGAGGCTTCGTGTTCAGCTAATGGGATTCTCACACGGTGGATACAATTTTGACTTGGCAGCACTGTCCAAGAAGGCAACTCGCGGTAAGTCGACTGCCGACACGTTCGTGTACGTTGGGACAAACGGGGGAGCCGTTGATCCGGCAACTGCGGCCGATGCGCTTCTGTCGTACTACCGCAGCAATCATCGGGATCTGATTCCGTACCTGCAAGTTGATGGCGAGTACATCAACGAGAAGCATGCTCTTGTCACCGCATCGATCAACAGGACCAAGCTCGATCCAGTCTCGTTCAATACCACCGGCGCATCGACGCATCTCAATCAGTCGCTCATCACTCGTGGAATTTATGCCGCCCCAGGCAAGATCGCTCCGAACTATCGAGGTGCAATCGGTGTGAGCGACTCGGGCGTTGCCGGCGTCGATGTGACCGTTCCCGCGTTCGAGTTCTCTGTCCGCAAAAAGTTTGAGTTTGTCTCCACTGCCTACCTGCTCGCCATGGTCGCGATGACGGGCCGTGTTAACTCAAGTCCCTGGTCGATCTTCGCTCCCGGAGAAGCATTGTTCCTTGGAGGCGAAGGCGGCGAAGATGAACAGAACTGGGTCGATGTGACCTATCACTTCGCGGCGCGTCCCAACGAGATCAACCTCACGGTTGGCAATATTTCTGGCGTTGCGAAACGAGGCTGGGATTACCTCTGGGTCAAGCATGGCGAAGAGGTGGTTGGTGATCGCGTCCTACAAGTTCCTGAAGCGGCCTACGTCGAACAGGTTTACCCCGAAGCGAACTTCAACGCATTGGGGATCGAGTAATGGCAAGGCGAGTTCGGCCAGGCGAAAGACTCAATATCACCGCAGCGGAATACAACCGTCTGCTGGCGGCCGCCGATGCAGTTGCGCGTGACCGACTCGCAGGTGGCGCAGGAAACCGCACCCACGTTCGCGACGCTGCCACCGTTCGCGTTCACTATCAAAGTGCGACCACTGTGCCCATCGGTGGAATCGTCGGTTTTAACGCCCCACTGGGCGATCCAGACGTCGACAATACAGCACTCGCTCGTTTCGTACGTGATGCGACGATCCAGTCGGTTCGTCCCATCGTCGACGAGCATATGGGACGATTCGGAGTAGCTATCGAGCCGATCGCCGAGGACAAAGTCGGTCGCGTGGTATTCTCAGGCGTCGTCGCCGCCCGTGTGAACGTTCAAGAGACCTGGCATCAATATGCTGATGTAGCCGACTCGGGAGGTACGACACTCCAGTCAACGCCCAGCGGCTCCGCCCAGATCCTATGGCGACGCGATGCGAATCAAACGGGCGTCCAGTGGGCTGTCGTTCGCGTTGGTAAGCCGGCCGATCCTGCGTTCCTGGTGAAGGTTCCCAGCGGTGGTATCCCTGGTCGCTCTGGTCTTGCGACCGGTTCCGCCAACTGCGACCTCTTTCAGCTCGACGATGCTGGCACCATTGAGCCGGTCCTGAAACCGAATGGACAAGGCGTTCGCATCATCGCTCGCAACCCGAGCGCCCAGCGCATTCGAGGTCCGGTTTCCAATTACGACGATGGTCAGTATCTCAGCGTCACCTACGACGGCAATCATTCCTGGATCATCGACCCGCCAAAACAAACGTTGCTCTGCAAACCCGTCTCGAGGCTCAAGGCTAAGAGTTGGGGCATGGCTCGTGAACTGCGATATGCCAACGGTGTCTGGGCACCAATCGGAGTCAAGGTCGCGGTCTACAATGTCTGTGACTATGCCCTTCTGACAAGCCAACAGATTGTTTGTCATTTCCACGAGGACACCAGCGCTTACCTAACCATCGGCTGCCGCTGCTGCGAGGGAAGCAGTAGTTCAAGTTCCAGCAGCAGCTCGTCTAGCTCTTCGAGTTCATCGTCATCGTCGAGCAGCTCCAGCAGCAGCTCCGGCAGTAGCTCATCGAGTCCATCCTCGTCGAGCAGTTCGAGCGTCTCATCGAGTTCATCCAGTTCCATCAGCTCATCGAGTAGCCAGTCTTCGATGAGCTCATCGTCGAGCGAGCATTCAAGTTCGTCGCAATCCTACTCGGCACCGTCGGTCTCAAGTTCTGGATCGAGTTCGTCTAGTCTTTCGAGTTCATCCGGCTCGAGCTCGTCGCATTCAAGCT